GCAGCTCAGCGCATCGATGATGATCAATTCGTCGTCAAGCTACTTCACACATGGCACAATGCAATCTCACTTGATGACAAGGCTATTGCAAATGATGTGGCTGATTACTATCGGGAGATGCCTGTCGAAGTGGTGGCATTTAGCAAGAGAACAAGCTCGGCCGTGGCATCGAGACTTGTGCCAGCTGGAATCCCTATCATGGACATCGATGGCGCGCTCTATGGGCAGGCGTGCGATGAATTTCTAGGAGCGGTCACATCGAAGAGACTCAGACACATCAATCAACCCGAATTGACGAAGCAAGTCTTGTCAGCGGCCAAATTGAAATTTGGGGATGGTGGATGGACTATCGGACGACGGGCATCACAGAGCACTGTCTGCGCGACGGTTGCATGTGCGCTGGTCACGCATTTCGCGACACGCCAAGAGACGGATCTTGACATCATGGTCTTTTGATTGTAACGCTGGGGCAAAATTGGCGCATGGGATTATTTGATCGATTCACTGCAGCCAAGCCGATTGATAACATCGTCGATGCGTCTTTGGCTCCGGTCAATTCACTCGATTCAATCGGTGCGCCATATTTCGGCGGCATTCAATCAGCATCTCGATCTGAGGCAATGGGCGTGCCAGTAATTGCACGCGCTCGCGGAATCATTTGCTCTACTGTGGCGTCACTGCCATTGGAAACAAAAGTCAAAGCTACACATGAGACAGTCTCATCACCACGCGTCATCAATCAGCCTGATCCGCGTATCACTGGCGCAGAATTTTGGGCATGGATTGCGGAAGATTTGCTTTTTAGGCCTGCCGCATATGCAGTCGTCACTCAGAGATATCAGGACAGTGGCAGAATTCAAGCGATGGAGCGTATTGCGCCAGAGCGCGTCGGCGTCTTTACAAATGCCAATGGCACACAGATTGAAAGCTACACAGTCGATGGAATTACGATCGCGCCTGAGTCACTTGTGGTCTTTGGCAATATGCAAGAAGGATTGCTCAATCGCGCAGGCCGTACAGTAAGAGCTGCACATGCTTTGGAGCGCGCAGCTTATGATTTCGCATTGAATCCTGCGCCACAAATGGTCGTCAAAACAAATGGCACAAATTTGCCAAAAGAAAGATTGCAAGCTCTCAAAGAGACATTCTTAAATCGCACATCGAAGTCAGTCACAGTGCTCAATGCAGATGTATCGCTAGAGACTGTCGGATTTGATCCGAAGCAATTGCAGATGAATGAAGCGAGACAGTATTTGGCTTTGGAGCTTTGCAGAGCGATCGGATTACCGGCATGGTTCGCATCAGCTGATCCATCGAGCACGACCTATTCCAACGCTGTAAATCAGAGGCGTGATCTCATTGATTTCTCGATTCGTCCGATCCTCACCATCATCGAACAGCGTCTATCGCTAACAGATTTCACGCCAGCGTCACAATATGTGCGCTTTGATCTTGATGATTTCTTGCGCGGCAATCCACTCGAAAGAGCGCAAGTGTACGAAATCCTAAATCGCATTGGCGCAATGACAATTGAAGAAATCAGAGAAGAAGAGGACATCATCGGATGAAGCTAACAACACCAATCACGATCACTGCAGCCGATTCAGAATCGCGCACGATCTCAGGCCGCATCGTTGCATTTGATGAGCCTGCAAACGCGAGCACAGGCAAAGTCGTATTTGCTAAAGGCTCAATCGATCCAGCTCCGGTATTTCTAAACCTAGAGCACGATCGCACACGCAGAATTGGCAAGAGCATGGAGATGTCAATGGATGGCGATAGCGCGATCAATGCGACATTCAAGATCAGCACCACACAAGCTGGCAATGATGCACTTATCGAAGCAATGGATGGCCTGCGCGATGGATTTAGCGTGGAGCTTGCCGTCGAGGATTATGTGCAGGAAAAGGGCTACATGAAAGTTCTCAAAGCTGAGCTCACAGGCGTTGCGCTTGTCTCAGAGCCTGCAGTGCGATCAGCTCGCGTTGCAGAAGTCGCAGCAACAGAAGGCGATGAAGATTCCGAATCCACACCGGATGAGGATGCAACACCAACACCAACAACAGAAGGAGACGAAGTGGAAAACACCGTCACAGACGCGGCAGCCGTTACAGAGACGGTTGAAGCCGCACAGTCAGTCACAGCCGCCAGCACCACTGGCGTATTCACAGCAAAGCCACGCTTAGATTTCTCAGCTACAAAGCAGCTTGAGATGACAATCAAGGCAGCAATGGGATCTGAAGAAGCTCGCGCATATGTAGCAGCTGCAGCAGACACCACAGACAATGCAGGCCTCGTGCCAACACGCCAACTCACCACGGTGATCAACGGCCTAGCAAATGCAACAAGAAGCAACATCGATGCGATCAGCCGTGGCACATTGCCTGATGCTGGTATGTCATTCGAGATTCCAAAAATCACTCAGCTCCCTAGCGTCACAGAAGAAGCTGAAGGTGGCACAGTTGCAGATGTTGATCAAAATTCTGAGTTCCTCTCAGTATCTGTCAAAAAGTACAGTGGCTCCCAAGTATTTTCTGTAGAGCTTTTTGACAGGAGCTCTCCACTATTCGTTGATGAATTGATGCGCAACATGGCTGCACAGTACGCAAAGGTGACTGATACTGCAGTGAATGCAGCATTGATTGCTGGTGCATCAGCTGATGCAACAACAACGACAACATATCCAACAGCTGCAGAATTGCTTGGAATTGTCTCTCGCGGTGCTGCATCAGTTTATGCAGGCACACAGGGCTTTGCTCGCAATATGATCGTGAACACATCACAATGGGCAAATCTCATGTCACTCAATGACAGCGGCCGTCCAATCTACAACGCATCACAGCCATCAAACGCTGGCGGCGTAGTTCGTCCAGATTCAGTTCGCGGCAATGTCGCAGGACTCGATCTTTATGTCACAGCCAACACAGCTGCGACAACAGACACAGATGGATCAATCTTGATCGTCAATCCTGATGCCTACACATGGTATGAGTCACCAACATTCCAGCTGCGTGCAGATGTCATCGCAACCGGACAAATCTCAATCATGATGTACGGCTACGGCGCAATTGCAACCAAGATCGGCGCAGGCGCGTTCAAGAATAACAAGCAGTAATTTCCACCAATTAATCATCGGCCATTTCGCTCCCGAGGTGGCCGAGCAGTAGAAGGGATGAGCTCATGTCAGCAATCGTTACAGCCTCACAGCTGAGATCAATTCTTGGCGTGAGCTCATCTCTCTATAGTGACAGTTATTTAGACGATATAATTGACACGGCTGAAGGCACGATTTTGCCGATTCTTGTGCAAAACACCACGGCCATCACTGAGTACAAGCTCGTTTCAAATGTCGCTTATTTTTACACACGGGAGCCACACACTTTTGCAGTCGGCCAGTCAGTCGTCGTCACAAAGATGCCTGCGCCATTTACTGCCACATTTACAGTCACAAAGGCTGAGGATCTTTATTTCACGGCCGCGCTAACAAATGCAGATGTCTCGATCCGTCAGATCATTCCGAATGGCACTGCAACCTTATCCGGCTATGGCGCGGCCACTTATTACATCGGCAATCCAAATGTCGAAAGCGCAATCCTTGCAGTAGCGGTCGAAGTATTCCAAAGCCGCACAGCTGCAGGCGGTCAGATCGAAGGCGTGGACTTTAGCCCGACGCCGTTCCGGATGGGCCGCAGTCTCACAAACAGGTGCATAGGGCTTTTAGGTGATTTGGTCGATACTCGATCGATGGTGAGCTGATGCCTGCATCAACCATTGCCACAAGCGTCCGAGGCGCAATCAAGACAGCCATCGCAGGCGTTGCAGCCAATACCTATGACTCAGTGCCTGAATCACCTATCGTGCCATTTGCTGCAGTCGTGCCAGCATCGCCATATCTTGAAGCTAATCTCATCGGCACATCAACCCGTGTCAGGGTCAATCTTGTCATCACTGTCGGCGTGGCAATGTACTCAAATGCCGCCGCGCTCGACAACATCGAGCAGCTAGTCATGAGCATTCTGGCGGTTATTCCGTCAGGTTACACAGTCGGCTCTGTGTCTAATCCAACGCCAATCTCGATCGGAGCATCCGACATTCTCGCGTGCGAGATTGAAATATCAACCCAATACACACAAACTAACTAGGAGTAATTATGCCAACGACCGTCATCACCGGACGCGATCTAGTATTGACGATCGCTACCGTAAATTACGACGCACAAGCCTCATCAGTCATTCTTTCCAATGAGCACACCATCGAGACATATCAGACACTTGATGGCCGCGCATACAAGGCCATTGATGATCAGTGGACACTTGAAGTCGAAATGCTCGCAGACTGGGGCGCATCAGGATCACTGTGCGAATCACTTTGGACAGCGTGCGAATCAGCACCAAATACCACTCTCGCTGTGTCACTCACAGCTGTGACTGGCGCAGTATTTACATGCAATGTGTTGCCAGTGTTCCCGTCAGTCGGCGGTGCAGCACCGGACGCACAGACAGTGTCACTATCATTCACAGTAGTCGGTACACCTACCGAGACATTTAGCTAAGAAGGAGATCGGGAGCATGAAAACAAAAATCACAATTGAATACACATCGGGCGAGGTTGCCACTTATGTGGCAGCTCCGCCTGAGTGGTGCAAATGGGAAAACAAGACAGGCCACACCATCACACAAGCTGCAGACAAGATTGGGATTTCTGATCTACTTTTCTTGGCATATCACGCCATGAAGCGTGAAGCAGCTGGCAAGCCTGTCAAGCCTTATGAAGCATGGATCGAGACAGTCTCGGACATTACGACTGAGGAGCCTGAAAACCCAAAAGCTACGCCGTCGGAAGCCTAAATCGCACCATCGTGGAGCTGGCAATTGCCACGCAAATCCCGATGAGTGAATGGCAAACGGCGGAACAGATATACACGGCGATCGAGATTCTGGAGAAACGGAATGGCTAAAGCAGGCAAAGGCACGATGGCCATCACTGTCGAGCCTACTGAATTCCGAAATCTGATCAGATTGCTTGGATCATTGCCTGCCGAATCACAGCAAGAGATCCGTGATCGAGCATTGCCACTGTCACAAAGATTCGCCGGACAATTGCTTATGTTCGCACAAGCATCGAGGACGCCAGTGGCCGTCAAGGTTGCTGAGTCATTGGTCGCCAAACGCGATCGATTGATTCGCGTAGATGTCGGCGGTACAAAGAAAGTCGGTCGCAAATATGGCGGCGAAAAGCGAGCAGGCGGCAAAGTCGTCAAACAAGGTCAAGCCGTTGCAGGCGCATTGCTTTGGGGATCTGAATACGGATCACATCGCGGCGTCGATCGTCGTGGTCGTGCCTACTCTGACAGATTCAAGGCTCCATATAACAAGTCGGGCTATTGGATCAATCCTGCGATGGATTATTATTTGCCTATCATTGCAAGAGAATATGCACAGATGGTGCAGGATGTAGTCAAGAAGGCAGGGATGGACTGATGGCGATTCCAAAGGTCAAGATAACTTTTGACGCCGATCTCGATGGCTTGCGCAAAGGCGTCAATGGCGCGTCAAGTGAAGTTGAAGGCTTTGGCGGTAAGGTCGCCAAATTCGGTAAAGCCGCCGCCGCTGCATTTGCTGCAGCTGGCGTGGCTGCCGCTGCCTATGCTGGCAAATTGCTAATCGATGGCGTTAAATCTGCAATTGCCGATGAAGCTGCACAGGCCAAACTTGCGACCACTCTGGAGAATGTAACTGGAGCAACCAATGCTCAGATCGCAGCTGTAGAATCTCAGATTACCAAAACATCATTGCTGACTGGTCTGACTGATGATGAATTGCGTCCAAGCTTTGAGCGATTTGTACGCGCTACAAAAGACGCGGATGAAGCTCTCAAATTACAAGCCATCGCCATCGATGTCGCCGCTGGATCAGGCAAGTCACTCGAAGCTGTAACAAATGCCATGAGCAAGGCCGCCGAAGGCAATGCCGGATCACTGGCCAAGCTAGGCGTCGGACTTACTGCCGCGCAGCTTAAGACCATGTCCATGGATGAGATCACTGCCCAGCTTGCTGCGACATTTGGCGGACAGGCATCAGAACAGGCAGACACATTTCAAGGCAAGATGCAGCGGCTCCAAGTCGCATTTGATGAAGGCAAAGAGACTGTCGGATCTTTCGTGCTCGATGCCATCACACCGATGGTCTCAGGCTTTGTCAATACAGTCATCCCAGCTGTGCAGAAATTGGCTGAGGAGCTAGGGCCGAAGCTGACGCCAATCTTCATCGCTTTAAGAGATTACATTCAAAATTCTGTTATTCCAACATTCACGGCCATTTGGCAATTTTTGACTGAATATGTCATCCCAGCCATCGGCAGTGTGCTTACACCAATCATCGATGGTCTGCGATCTGCATTTGAAAAAGTCACAGCAAAGATTGCTGAAAATGAAACCAAGCTCAAGCCATTCAAAGCATTGATTGAAGTCATTGCCAAAGTCATTCGCGATGTGGTTGCTCCGGTAATTGGGACAGTTCTTGGCAGGGCATTTGACACACTTGGCACTGCCATCAGCTTTGTCATTGGTCTATTTGCCAATCTTGTCAATGTGGTCAATAACGCATTT